TTGACAACAAGCCACCTTTGAAGTTGTCCTTGACGAAATAAGGGGTTGACCCCCAATTGGATTGCCTTTGTTTGTTTTCCTCAACCCAATTATTAAATCCATCCGGCATTTTATTAATTAATTCGGGCTTCCATTCACTCCTTTTATTGTCAAAAATGCTCTTATACAACTTCTTACTTTCTTCTTGTGTGATAAGGATTGGTATCATTTCGCACCTGCATTGAGGGTGCCACCCTTTAAATTTGAATGTTTTAGGATAAGTACCCTGCAAAGTATCACATATATCCTTAAATTTAGTTGGTACGCCATTTATAAGCGTGGTATGATTGTTGCTTAATGTTATTTTCCATCCCGTAATTAATGGGTTATTTTGTGCAGAGTTCCAAACCGCTTCACAATTTGCTGCCTTTAATTCTGTACGAGCAAGGCGCATGGCATTCTTATATGCAGAACGGTACACGCCTTGCCCTGGTTTGTACTTTTGTGCCGCTTTACTCCATTCTAATTTTCCAGTCTCTTTGTTGCGTACACGTCTAAACAGTTTTTCCGGTTCATTCAAATAACCTTTCAGGCTCTTTTGGATATCATCGGCACTTTTACCTTCTTTTATACCGTTTTGGATAATAATTTCAATTTCTTTTTTTGCATTGCCGGCTAAGTTCCAAACCCTGTCCGATATATTTAATCCTTTCTCACGCTTTTCATAATAAAATGTTTTTGCTGTTTTATCACGAGTAGCCTGTGTAGCTGTTTCACGTATTTTATTGAAAATTTCTCTTTCTTTTTCTGTTTTTGCAAGTTTTGATTCAGTGCTTTCCCAGAACAATTCTTGTGATTGCTTCCATTCCTTTTCGATACCATTCAATAATAGATAATTGATTTGATTTGCCATTCCGGAAAGCAGTTTATTTACTTCCTTATTGGCCGTATCATTGTTTGAAAAGAAGAAATCGTCATCTTTATCTTTTATTGCTTTTTTTACACCTGCAATATTAAGACTTGATAAATAATTTTTATATACCGTATTCTGTAGTTTACGAATAAGATATTCTGTTTCTTTCTTTTTTTTTATATCATCGTTTCCCCCCTTTGCCATTATATATTAAATTTTTCTTGTATGTGCTCCTTAAAAGCATTTATGACATTATCAAATTCTATTTTCAAATCATCGGAGAATTGCCGCGTGCTTGCGGTAAGCACGTCATACCCTTTTGCCTCCACATATAGTGCATATTCAGCTCCGGCAACCATTACAGAGACAATAATTTTGTCGTCTTGTTGTCCGGCAATACTTCTGGCATACGCAAGCCCTTCTTGTACACCTTCACCACCTTTTTCGCCGCCTGTCGATTCAAAATAATTATATACTTCTTTCCCGTTATAATATATGACGCAACCAATCGAGGAACGCAATTTATGCGTTTGATCTTTATATGTATTCGTTTGTTTTGCCCGTTGCACCATTTTGATACAAGCTATTTTATAAGCTTCTAAAGCTGCTTCCGCAAATTCTTCTTTCTTCGATTCTGCATATTTGCGTAATGCAGACATATCAAAATCAGGTTGTATTGGCATAATGATTAAATTGTGGGCTCAAACATATCTACATAACTGTTTGCTGCACTCTCGCTTTGTATTTGCTCGTAGTCTTTGTCAGGGTCCTGTGTCAGGTTTGCACCTTTTACACTTGCCTTCTGCGAAACAAGCGGCTTGTTCCCATTTGCAGCCAGCCACATGTTTATTTCGTCAATCTCGTTGGTAAGCATGTACGGCGTGATTTCCGGTTCAATTTCCATCATTTCGCATTCAGCTTCAAGCGCTGTATTGAACTTGCCTATATAGGCTTTTATCACGTTTGCACGACGCTGCAAATAATCGTCGAATATTTCTCTTTTATCCTGCACTTTTAAGTGCGCATCCATGAATAATAATTTAAGTGCCACCCCTGATATATTACCAAGTCCTTTCACGCTTTCAAAGTTGATATCTGGTGTTTGAGTGATCGTGTAGATCATTCTCAAGAGTGTTTCTATTTCAAGTTTTACCGATTCCGGTGCATTCTGCCATGACACATATTGCATTGTTGATCCTTCTTCTCCTTCGATAACGGCACCGCTTTCTCCTTTTTTGGACCATCCGTTTATTTGTCCTGTAACGAAGATTTTCGGGCTTGCATGGTAATCGTTTGTATCTGCAAAATTGGAAAGCAACGTTTCCAATCTGTCGATTAATGAATTTACGTCTTCAGTTTCAAATGTATCCTGATACCCGTAAATTATCGGGATTTTCCCGATTGAAATTGGTTTCGGATACCCTTCAACTACTTCATAACCATTCACTCCGTATAGCCATAGCCAATGCTCCGTATCGGTATATGTTTCAAAATAATTGTACTTAATTTTATTATCCTCTCTTGAGAATTCGCGAGAGAAAGCTATCATGTCACCCGTTTCGTCCCAATATGGATATAAAATATCTCCCAATCCAGGCGAAAATACGGCACAACGCAGCTTAAACTTCGAGTTGAAACCGTAGTTTGTATTTTGTTTTTCAACAGGATACCAAAGTTCTGCGCACTCTTTATAACCGAATATCAAACGTGCAATCTTCCTGTTTAATGAATTGCTTTTCACATCGTACAAGATGCGGTTCAAGGCCTTCACAATCATTTCCTGATTGGCATTATTCGGGCTTGCGTTATAAGCCACCTGATTACCGAACAGAAACGAAACCGCACGTTTGATTATCAGCTTTTGAAGTGCCAACTTGATTCGTGCAACCTTCTCTATTTTATAGTTTACAGAATCGCCGTTTGTATCAACTACTTTTCGTAAATTGTTATCTTCTGCATCGACTTTCACCCTTTTATCCGGACGCAAAATTTTATCGTTTATGCTGTGCAGTTCAGGATCGATCGCTTTATTTGCAGCTTCAACATCCGGTTGAGGAATATAACGTCGCGATTTCAATTCTGAAATAATATCATTTGACGTTTCATTCTTAAAAATTTCTTCAATTGTCATAACTTATTGTATTATATTGATACACTTTAGTAGCCAAAAAGACCGGCAACGTCTTGTTTAACCCGTTTATTTCTTTTCTCGACTGTACCCGTAAGCGCATCGGGTGCATCATCGTGTTGGTTCTTGCCTATCTTCAAATAACCATTGATTGCAGTTGCAAACTCAGGGAATAACTTTGTCCATCCTTGCGGCATGAATGTAAGGTTCTGAACGGCCGCAGAATTGGAATAAATGCGAATATCCTTGTTATCCATTTGATGAAACCATTTGAATTTGGTTTTCATGTTTTCCATCAAGCGGCATTGCTTTTCAACGGCACGGGCAAATCCACGTCCGCCATTGTTGGATTCAACTACACATTCTTGCACAGTGTGCCTTGTAAGCATCCTGGCAAGTGCCGGCTCAGTATATTCCATAGGTCGTTGTGTATACATGACATCCACAATGTAATTACCAATTTCCGTTTCATCGTATATGATGGCACACAAGTAATCCGCACCTGTGTCAGCTGTATCGACATAAGCCTTGCGAATACAATATTGTGTTGCTGGCTTGATTGCATATTCTGTGAATCCTTGTTCGTACATAAGCCCCTCGATTGGCTTTGGGTTTTGCTGATACAAGGAATCGAACACGTGCGGATTCCTTGCACGTATCGAAACCAGCTTTTCAAGCGAATGCCTTTCTTCCCAAAGCGCTTCACCCTCGTTCCTTTGGTCGTATTCGGTCGGTGCACCCTCTTTGATTGCCCTGTATATCACGACAACCCATCCGTTAGGATTGGTTATTGGGTCGTATTCCCCTTGTTGTTTTAATAGACTACCCGCCAAGTCATCTTCATGCCACCTGGTGAACACGATAAGTTGTTGTGATTTGTTGTGCAAACGTGTTTCCGCCACCGTGTCGTACCAATCTGAAATGGATTCACGCACAATTGGCGACCATGCTGTTTGGGCACCCTTGTAGATGTCATCCATTATCAGTACATCAACCGATTCACCTGTTAATGCACCACCAACACCAACGGTCTTGAATCCACCACGATACCCGACAATTTCGCATTCATCAGCATTGCGCAACCAAGCCCCTGAAAGTGTTGTCACGTTGGATGAATTCAAGCGTGTTTCCGGAAATATGGCTCGGTATTCGGGCGTGTCGATGATACGTTGTATTTCCCTGTTAAACTTGCGTGCCTTTGGGGCATTGTATGAAACAATTGCAATTTTTGTATCTGGATTTTCACCTAAAATAAACGCCGGCAAACGTCTTGTCGAACCTTCTGACTTACCATGTTGGGGCGGCATGAATACCATAAGTTTGCGAATCTTTCCGTGTGCAAACTCGGTCAACTTTTCATAATAACGTTTGTGAAAATCAGCTGGGCTGAATGTTGGCATTGTGGCAAACGTAAAACGCAAAAGGTCGGCACGACTTTCACGCACCAACCGTTCATGCAATAACAAGGCGTATTCTTTACGCTCCCTTTGCAATGTACGCTTTTCCAACAGTGTTATCATTTACCCAACTTCCTTTCCAATTCGGCAATCTTCTTTTCCAATTCATCATCGGATAGCTGCTTGAATAAATCATTTCCATCCTTACCTGTTACTTCATTAGTTTGCCTATTACGCCATGTATCAGGTTCGCCGTTTGTCAATGTGAAAATCACCGCAGCCGTATCCGGTGCGATGTGCTTCTTTGTTGTCGTTTGCTCCTTTATTTGTGGCTTTGGTCTCCCGTTTTCGTCCTTTTCACGGCTTGGAACGGTGACCACTTTTGTTTCATCAACCGTATATCCCTGAATTTTCTTCAAAAGACTTTTCTTTGCTTCTGCAACAAAGAATTGCATCCGTTCAGCTTTGGCTTGTTCAATGGCTTGCGCAAATTCTTCATTTTCAGCTTGCCAATCATAGAACGTTCGCGGTGCAATTCCAACAATACGGCATATTTCGGCAATGGTATATGTGTCAGACTTCATCAGTTCGACAATCTTTTTTACCATCCTTCTACTGTATTTTGCCATAATTTTTTTTGTCTTTTTAGGTTGATTCTGTGCAAATTGTGCATTACTCCTTCAACTTACATTTAAACCCTCTATCTTGTAATTCACTGAATAACAATGACAATTTGGTTACATCACCACATTCAACAATCAACTTTGTGTCGATTTCCTGTTTTTGATCTTCTACTTCTTCCGGTTCAGGTTCTGGCATTGACACACCCCAATCTTCCGGTTCAATGGCGAATCTTTCGGCTTGTTCGGCGATAACGTCAAAATCCCATGCAATATTTGCTTTGCTTGT